GACACCGTTAATTGTAATTGATTCATTTGCTAAGGCAGAGTTTGGTATAACATCATTTTGAAATACTAAACTATCACCAGCTTCACCAATCGTTAGATTAGTTCCTGATTGTGGTATTACTTTATCTACTTCTATTTTACTCATTATATAATTACCAAATTACCTGTTACTGTTACAGTTCCTGATACGGTTACTGGTCCTGCTAATACTCCTGAATCCATTGTTTGAACATCAGAAATTGTAGAAGAGTGTGTTGTAACATAAGTTGTAGCTGTCATACTTGCAGACGGAGCTCGTTTTGCCGGATAAGTACAAAACACAGTTTTAGTCCCTGCTGTAAAATCCACTTTGCTGTCAGAGTTTGAAGAGGAGATAACGGTATCTCTAGAAAGTGTATCAGGCGTTGCGTCTGTTACAGTTCCGATACCTACTTCAAATTCAGCAGTTCCATCATGTGAAATACAGTAGAACGTATTGTTCGTGCTACCTACACCAGCTACAAAACTTTCAAAGCCAATTTCTGCACCAGCTAAATTTATTGTGCCAGTTCCGGTAGATGTACTGGTTTCCTTTACTCTATCATTAAGTACAAATGCCATTACTGTTTCCTATCTATTATGCGTTTCCAAGTCTAATGATTGCATTAGAAGAATCAGCAGTAGGAAACTGAATAACGAAGTCACCGTTCGTTGCAGTTTTTGCTCCGCCGAAATCTAAAACTAATACCGCCTCATTAGAAGAACCTTTATAAATCAGAGCTCCCACTGCAGTTAACGTTACAGATGAAAAAGTGGAATCTGCAAAGTCAATGTATGCAATGTTACTTGCTACCGCTACACCATTATTAGTTAAAGTATTTCCACCAGCTGTATAACTTGTACCAGACGAAGAAACTTCGTTAGTAGTTGTATATGCAGTTGTTGAAGTACTAAAATTAGCTAATGACGTATACAGTGCAATTTTAAAAGTACTTCCACCTGAAGAATCAAAGTTGAAAGTTCCTTTCAAAAGATCTGTTTTAAAAGAGTCAGGTACTATATTTGCCATATTTTATCTCCTTAGTATTTTGATGGTGATTCAGATTTTAAAGGAGTACGAACAGCACCATCTTGATATTCGTCTCGGCGTCTTCTACCTTGTTGTTCAATAGAATACGTTTGCATAGCTCTTCTGAAAGAAGCTTCGTAGTATTGTAACATATCTGCCGGCCCTTTCAAGTATCCATATGCTTCTACCAGACAAGCATACAAAAGTAAATCTTGATATTTATTTGACACATATGTTCCTGTAGCACTTACAGAAGAATCCGTTAAACTTGTTGGCTGTTTTATGTAAGCCAAAGTAATTTCGTAAGTTGAATCTGGAGTAGGAGCCACTACCCAGAAATTAGCGTCCCAATTAGCATAATATTTAGGTAATCCAGAAGCTGTGCCTGGAGTATCATAATATTCAGCCATAAAAGTTGTATCTCTTTTTTCTAAAAAAGTCTGTTTGTTGCTTCCATCTTTAAGTTGTACATATCTAATTATTCTAAGATCAGAAGGTATTGTTACATATCTACTTCCTGTAACCAAATTAGATGTAGCATAAAATCTATTGTCATCAGAATCCGATTCTCTATAAATTCTGTTTTCTGCATTTTTAATAATGGTATTCAATACACCTGTAGATAAAACACCACTATCAACTTCAGTGTAATTTCTTATATCATCTTGTAAATTTGTAAGTGTATATGCCATTATGGTGTTATAGTTACAGGTCCAGCTGTAACCATTGTTCCTCCTGCTTCTTCAGTTATAGTTGCATTGGATCCTGAAGTAAAACTATAACTGTTATTATCAATTTTAGTTATACTAAATCCTGCATTATTTTCAAATATTGTATACGCCAGGCCTCCGGGACTTCCTTCTACATTTCTAAATCTAACTGTATCATTAGTTGCTCGACCATGATTCTCTTCTGTAACTGTAACAGTTTGAGAACCAGAAGTTAAACTAAATGGATTTGAACTTAACATACTTTGAGTTGCTGGTTCTGTTCTTGCCGGTCTTGCGTCTGATAAACCTTGTGGGTCACCAGGAAATCTTCTTGGTTCTAACTGAGGCTGCTTTGATTCAAACTCAGATATATGTACAAAAGATCCATTCCATTCTTTTACCATTTCTTTGTATGGAAATTCCATACCTGATCTATCAGATATTGCTTTTGCGAATTTACCTTTTGCTAGATTAGACATTTGGATAATAAGTTTTCGGTGTTATGTATGAACTTGAAGAAGATCCATCTTCTTGCAAAGCTCTGTTTAATTCATCTTCATATAATAATTTCATTGGATGTATTCTCTCTGGAGAGAATTTTTGTGCTAAATAAAATGCAAGTCCTGCTATCATACAAGGTACAAATCTATAAGGTACATCTGCATCATTACTATATGCACCTGCATCTTGAATTCTTTTTACGTAATAATAATTAATAAATTTACCAGCTTCGCTAGTACCTGGTGTTAAATATAAAGTAATTGTAACTTTATCTATAAATCTTTGTACAAAAAATTGTGAGGGAACACCTGTTGATGTTTTATTTGCTAAAGCTTGATATGCTGATCTGTTAATTTTTGTAAGAGGTGTATCTACATTTGATGCATTTCTATAAGATGCTTCTAAAACATCATCAACACCATAAACTGCAGTTGCACTTGAAGTTCCATCTGTTGTAGATCTAAACATTGTATAAGTTGCTTGGTTGGCAACTAATGTAATATTGTTATTTGCAACTTCCCAATAGTGTAAGCCTCTATTGGCCCATTCTTGAAACATTATATTTAAAGAACGTCTAGCTGTTTTTAATTGATAGCCAGATACTCCTTGCATTCCTATTCTCTCATATGCTTCTTCAACAATATCAGAGATAGAAAAACCTTTTTCAAAAATTGTTGTACCAGAGGTAGTGTTAGCCATTTAACCTCCTACTTATCTATAATAACAGTTACCGTAGCATTAGAAAGAGCAGAGACAGTCATTCCACCATCAAAAACAATTCCATCTTCTGCAAGATTGTATGCAAATACATCTCCTGCTGGAACATCTACTTGAAATTGTGTTACTGAATTTCCGTCTTGTAAAGTAACTGAACCTGCAGAACCAGATGAGGCTAATATAATTCCTCTTAATCTAGTTCTTCCTGCAAACACAGAACCTGTTGAACTTTTTCTAACTGCTTTTACATCTGATTTCATTTTTTCTCCAAAAATTATGTGGGGCCGAAGCCCCACATTAATTATTTATTAACCTAAATCAGTATTTTGTTGGTACAAAATAGTGTTTTTTTCTTTATCTGCGTTTGTAGAAGCTGAACTTGTAAAAGTTAATCTGATGTCTGAATCTCCAACATCTTCCCAAGCTAAAGCAGCACCTGCTTCAGTTGTTGGGTACTTTCTACCAGCTGTAGTTCCACTTGCAAACGTATTTAAAATTGTTGATGCACCTCCAACAGTATCACCAACACTAATGTTTGTACTAGTGTTTGCTGCAGTTATGAAATCAATAACACAATCTACGATTTGTGATTTTGCAGGAATCACAACATCTTGAACTGCTGCTGCAACTGCTCCACCTGCTAAACTTACTGCAAAAGTTTGAGCCATTACAACTTGTCCTGTGTTTTTGATATTGGAACCTAAAGTAGTTCCAGTTGTTTCTTTAATCGTTCCCGCTTTTATCGGTCCCGAAAATGTAGTTGATGCCATAGTATTATCCTCCTAGTTTCCGAACGTAGTCTCTAGGCCGTCGACTATACTCGTCTACGTTCTTAAATAATTGTATAGTGATAAATTTATATACTAGATTTTGATAGAGTGCAAGAGAGCCTTCAATGTGGAGTGGATTTTTTCCAACGATGTAGCTTTTTATTAAGTAGCTACTGAAACTTGCGGAGCCGCGTCTTCCACTTTATTAGCTAGATGCTCTTTTTTAGCTTCTGCTAATTTTATATGGCTAATTACTTCTCTGACTCTTCTGTCAATCTTAACCATATTGAGAGTATATCTACCCTCTTTAAGATGCTCCTGCTCCCATTCT